CTGCTCTATCGAGAACCACCGCGCTTGTTCCAGCCGAAGATAAAGAGCCAGCGTAAATACCAGCGCTTTTATAGGGATCGGCAATTTCAATGATCTCACCAGGCATCAAGAAAAAACCTTCTGCTGCCACCTTGAACGTAACCGTTTCTGTTTCATTGAGATTGGTTACCAGCGCCCAGCGCCCTACGCGCTGGGCTTGCCCTTGTGAAGTGCATCCCAATGCTCTAACTTCCAGCTCGCGAACACCATAGCGATCAATGGCAGTTTTATCTTCCACGTATTCAATCTTGCTTCTGTAGCGATCATCTTTATCGTTCCAGGAAACTAGCGCTACCGTCTTACGTGCTTTGAGGCCAGTGCCTTCATACACAAAAGCAGGCTGCGTAAGTTCTCCGCCTTCTGCAACCTCCACGATGACATTGGCCGGCGAGAATTGTTTAACAACAGAAGCCGGACGATCTTGCGTGGCAATGATTTGTCCTTGCGCGTAATAAATCATTCCGCGAAATGCTGCGGCCAAGCTATTTAACACTTCATACGCTTCGCCACGGTTGTTGATATAGGCATTGAAAGTGAAGCGCTTTTCCTTCCCGCCTTTCCCATCGTCGACCATTTCATCGCAGTATTTTGCAATGGGGAGAAGTGAATAAATATCAATATCATCCTTTTCAATAAACTGGCCGCACCCATAGCGAGGGTTGGTTAGCAGGTCATAAAACACCCACACTGGATTATTGTTGTATTCAGTCTTGAAGGTGCCATTCCACACGCCAGAGTAAGCATTTGCTGCACTGTCGTAATTACTTGGCACTTGTATCTTCAGTCCAAGTAGTTCAGCGGAAATATCGGGCACGCTTTGGAAGAATTCCGAAGAAACATTGAACCCAATTAATGCTGAGTTTGGATAGCGCAAAGTTTCCTGAATGATGCCAACAATAGCCTTGAAATATAAGTCGCTATTGTTTCTTAAATTTTCGGGATCCTTGGTTAGCCTCTTGACTTTGACGGTCCAAGGGCCAGTGCCTGAAAGATTGAAATTGTATTCAACGTCATAAGAACCACGAGACTTACCTTCAATCTTTTTGTCTTGATCAACAATCGGAATGTTGCTGTCTGTTGACGCAAATATTTGAATATTAAATTCAACTTCAGTCCCCTTAACATCTCCATCTTCTTCTACTTGAAATAGTGAAGCAACGCCAACTCGCACATTAAGCCGATTCAAGTCGGAACTACTTGTTGTAGCCACAACTGGGCCAACATCTTTTGTGACCTTGGTGCCAATCGACTGCTCAACACGAATTTCGTTAAATCCTTGCAACGAAGCTTGCCCTTGCGTGCCACGGGCAAAAACAACTTCTACGTCTTCAAAGTTATCTTTTCCATCCTTTCCTACGAGGGCCGTATCATTCAAGAAGATCCGTTGATTTCTTTGTTTAGCCGTGAAACCATCAGGAAAGCCTTGAATTTCTCCTTCGCAAAACAAAGACAAAACACTAGCCTTCGCCTTGCTTCGCAGAGAGTCTGGATCTTCCGTAGGAGCTTCGCCGCCTCCTTTGCCGCCGCCAGCGCCGCTAAGGGCCCAGTATTGAACATCGCCAGTAAGCTGTTCTTCCATCATCAGACGGGAATACTCTCAGTGCTAATAGCAGAAGAAATAGTCAATGGAGAAATGGCTAGATAGCGACCATACAACAATGGAATGGGATAGCCCTGAGTGGTAAGTTCCACTGCTCTGTCAAACATAAAACTATCCTTCTTCTTGGAATCAGAACTAGGCGTTTGGACTGGTGGCGTAAGAAGGCCCGCAATACCAGTGAGTACTAAGCTCGCGCCAAGGCCAAACAAAACCGTGCCAACTTTCGTTAGCGCTCCTGTTGCAGCAGCGGCGCCAACGCCTGGAATAAATGCTAGGCCAATCAACAAAGCGCCAACCAAGATCTGCCCAATCGAAAATCCCTTGCCTCCAGATCCACTGATCACTGGAGCGATGATCAACTGTTTGCAGCCCATCATCACCTCTTCGTAGCCCATGCCAGTTGGATCATTGTCCACCAGCTTGAAGCCCATTCCGTTTTCATGTGCTCCGCAAAGGTACTCCTTGAAGCCATTAAGCTGGTTGGCTAGCGCCGAAATAACATCGCGGGGATTGCGCACCATAAAGCTATAAGACCGTCCAAAACGACGCCCAAGCTCCCCGAGAAGCTTCACCTGCACCATTCGCCGCTTCATGCCCGCACGTCCTTATGTCGCAGCACCTTAGCTGTTACTTTAGCCCAATATCCCCCATAGACACTTTTTTCTGACAGTCTATTCATTAGGTGGTGATAAAAGCAATTGCCGTCCCCGCTGATCACACCAGCATGATTTGGTGACGGCGCATCAACCTGCATCAACAAGAAATCCCCCTTCCGCTCCGGCCTTTCTATTTCATAGAAGCCTTGTTGAGAATAATTATCAACAAACATCGTCCAACTTTTGCTTTCCCATTCGTTTTCCTCGCCTCGCTCAAAGTCGTCTAACTCAATGCCAAATTCACGCTTGTAGAAGTCGCGCAAAATGGCATAGCAATCGTGAATGCCATAAATCCATTGGCGCCCAACATAGGGGGCGTCGCCTGTAGGGTCGGCATAAAAGAAATCTGCCGATGGGGAGTGGTAAACAATCCACGGTAAATTGCTTTGTTTGCACGCAGCAATATCTGGGCGAGAAAAGCCCCTTACGCCATTCACGTGCGAATGATATACAGCCTCAATCTCTCCCATTGCAGACGCTCGCGCATAGTCTTCGGCGGCAATGGTGAAATGATCATCGGGCGATTGGGCAGTATTGTCACATGGCACAATTTTGCCATCGACAACAAAGCCGCAGCATTCCGCAGGAGAAGCCTTGCAAGCTTCTCCTGCTATTGCCTGCTTAACGGAAAGATTGATCATCGCGTGAGATTGGCTCCTGGAAAGCCACCGAACGGAAGCGCTCCTTTAATGCCAAAGCGTAATTGACAACTTTGAAGTCGCTTGCCGCACTTATCCCTCTTACGTACTTCATCGCTTGATGGCAGTGCTGCATATGCTGTATTTAACGCCGCCTCAGCAGCAGTAAACTCTGACGATGCCGTGTTGTACGCCGCTAACGCGCTGTCGTATTGATCGCTAACGGTTGAACACCTAGAGTTGCCATAGTCCAACTTTGCGATGCTTCTCATTGGCGCAAAGCCGTCACTGGCTTGATTGCCGATGTCATATCCAGCGGAAGACGAATTTGTTCTGGCTTGCACAGGCGATCCGCCGACAAAAAGCACCGATTCTCCTGCTGCGTCTTTAATTCCAAATGTATCATTACTAAATCCAACATCCACTTTTTCCAAAGTGCCGCCACTGGCTGCCACGTATTGCACCACTCGATATGCAGGCCCGGTTCCATTTTTGCCACTTCCCGGTCCTCTGCCTGTGTTTTGTTTGAAGTCTGGGCGATAAGGGGGTTGAGTGCCATTTACTCTGGCTTTCGCCCCATCCCATACGGCAATAATGTTATTGCCATCGCCATCCTGAATCACAAAAGAATAACCGTTAAATCCTCCGTCCTTGAATACAAATAACACTTGCTCAGTGTCCGCAGCATTATCGTCGCACGCAGCATTTTTTTGACCGAGCAAATTGTTCTTTTTCGCTTCTGCTGTTGCAAGCTTTTTCTTGGCCGCATCGTATGCCTCATATGCCGCTAAATACGCTTGTCCCGCAGCGGAAGATGCTCCGCTAACTGTTATAGGCCTGTCATATTCATTTGCTACCGCCGGCCCCGTATACCCACATTCAGACCCGCGATACTTCCAGAGGCAGTAATTTTGAGTGATAATTCTTCGCGGAAGCTGCAGTCCTTCTAGGTCAATCTTGCTAGCAAGTTGCCATGTGATAGTGATGCTACTTTCTGCAATCTTGCGCTCAATGTAAAATACATCGTCTGGAAATTCTTGCGTTGAATCAGGAGAGCTTCCCCCGTCAAGATATTTTAACAATGTGCGGCGCCTGGTCACTTTGGCGCCCACCAGATCATCTAGCGTGTTGACGACTGCAGCCAATGTCCCCAAGACATTGGCCACTGTTAATTCCGGCGTTGGGATTTGCCCTTGAGTGGTGCGCTCAAACCCAGCGGCGCTAATGGGAAGGGGCTCATACGTGATTCCTTGCCATTTAATTTTTGTATTATCAGGCATTAAATTTGCCGTGAAATAATACTTGTTCGTAGAACTATTGGTAATTGGCTCTAGGTCAAGTTCAAACAGCTCAATGATGGCATCATGCCACGTCTTTGCTACATCGGCTTCAATAGTCATTGTTAGCTCCTTGAATCGTACACGCGCTTACAGGAGAAGGAAATTATATTTGCATTTGGCCCAAGGCTTTCCCATGCCCATTCATTTGGGTCGAGCCTATATTTATATTTGGCATCGTCTTGAAAGAACCGTGCATAGAAAAAATCACCGGACAATGCAGCAAGATCGTCGTCTAATGCGGCAGCCTGTGCGTCCGTGATTGGCACTGTTCTAATGTCGTAGCGCCTGATGTCAGTATTTGCACCATCAGGCACAACTTGCTCGTAGCCGTCGCCAAATTGCACGCGCCTAACGCGCGTGCCCCTACGTGCCGTCAGGCCGTATTCAACTTCAAGAGTGAGAGTGGGTTGTGCCATGGTGATCAGCGTGCGCTATAGATGAGGCCGCCAGGGCGGGTTTCCTTGAGGATGACGCTACGAACAGCCCCTTCGATTTCGCGCCCAAGCGCTTGTCCACCGCGTCCGCTCATCTGACTATTCGATTGACCATTGTTCATGTTGACAACAATGTTAGTAGA